ACACTTTTATTTCTTTTCGGAACAATTTAAATTTGTTTCGGAACAAGAATATCAGCATAAATAAGCAAAAAAAACGCAAAAAAATATTTTTTAAAAATTTTTAAAATTGTGTTTTTTCTTGATTTGTTTCGGAATTTTTGGTAAGTAGTGAAAAAAGGAACGATTTTCACAAAGTGATTAAATACTATATATAGGATATACAAGATAGATATATAAACCAGTTATTTTACCATTGTGAAATAAACATATATTTTCACAAATATATTTGTATTGTGAAGAAATAGAAAATATTCACAAATAAATAGAAAACAGGAAAAACTCAAAATAGGGTAACGTAACGTAACCATTAAAAAAATGACCAACAGTCATAAATTAAAAAATGACCATTAGTCAGAAAAAATTGGATGAGAAAGTTAAATAATTGAATATTTTCACAAACTATAACTTGTGAGAAAATACAATTATTTCACATGGTTGAAAATGGTAGACGCTGGAGCACAAACCACCACAAACAAAGGCTTTTCATTTTGTTGTTGAATATCTCAATTGATACATCGACTTGATACGGTTCTATTCTAATCATGATATGAACCCCTATAGCCCCCTTAGAACCACCACCAAAGCCTCAAGCCCTAAGCATATAGCTATATATCACACAAGAGGAGAGCCACCCCCTATAGGGGATTTTGCACCCGTGGGATATGTGGAACGTTATTGTTGTTGTGTGGTTGTTATTGCCATAGAGAGAAACCCATAGAGAGAGAGTCCCAAATTGCACCCCCCACAAACATTTATTGGACTGAGTCACAAGTAAAAATCCCTAGTATGAGGGGTATACAAGGAGCACATATGTTCATTAGAAAAGACAACTACATTATCAATACTGACAAGATAGAGTACTTCATAGAGCATGACGGGGAATGGATTATGGTACTGCCCGACTTGAGACTTGAAGTCAGTACAGAGACAGTAGAGAAGATAACAAATTCAAGGATAAGAGGTGGAAGAAATGGGAAGACCGCAGAAAAGATTCAACCTAAGTCTAACTCCAAATGAGTTTGAGGATAAGGTACACGAGTATTTTGAGAAGGAAGAGCAGCCTACAAAGGCTGGATTGCTACTGTACTGTGGAATTGGCAAGAGAAAGTGGAATGAACTGAGCAAGAATCGAAAATATGATGATGCAATTGAGTACGCACAAGCGATGTTTCAAGACATGTACGAGCATCAGATGATGGATAAGAGTACGGTCACTGGTGCCATCTTCGGATTGAAGAATATGGGCTGGAGTGACAAGGGAACAATTGAAGCAGTAGACAGTGGTGCGATTACGCTAGAGCAAGCATTGACTGGTGGAAAGATGAAAGCATGAATGAAGGCTTAGGAATTACACTCAAGGAGTATATAGAGCGATTCATGAACATTCAGACCAAGAGCGGAGAACTGAGACCCTTGGTTATGAACCACGCACAGAATCGTTTCTACGACATATTTAAAGAGCACTACAACGAGGACAAACCGATGAAGGTTATTATCCTCAAGGCTAGACAGATGGGCTTCTCAACGGTCACGGAAGCGGTCATGACGAGCCTATGCATGACGAACTTTTTCAGAAGTGCGTTAGTTGTAGCACATACAAGTGACAGTAGTACTCATATCTTTGACATGTGCAAAAGATACTACGAGAACTTGCCTAAAGGCTTGAAGCCTATGCTCAAATATTCCAATGCAAAGGAACTGAGATTCGAGAATCCTAGCAAGACGGACGATGAGAGCAAGAAGGGGCTACGCAGTAATATCAGAGTTGCAACTGCGGGGCAAGGCGGTTTGGGACGTTCTAATACGTTTAATTACATTCACTGTTCAGAATTAGCCTTTTGGGAGGAGCAAGACGGGCAGACAGTAGCCGACCAAATGACGGGTCTGTTGCAGACACTTCCTCAGCATGGCTTCTCAATGCTTGTTATTGAAAGTACTGCAAATGGGTATAACTACTTCAAGAATCTGTGGGATATGGCAGTACGTGGCGAATCTGACATGATTCCTCTGTTTGTACCATGGTTTGAAATGGAAGAGTATCGACTTCCATACCACGGAGAAACGCTGACAGAAGAGGAGCGAAGTCTCAAGAAAGAGTACGACCTTGATGACGAGCAGATTATGTGGCGTAGAAATGCCATCAGAAACCTTTGCGGCAATGATTTAGACAAGTTCCGTCAAGAATACCCAAGCAATCCCGAAGAAGCGTTTATCTTAAGTGGTAGACCAGTATTCAATACACAGAAGGTAATGTCACGTATCAGAGAATTAGAGGAACACCCAGTGGCTGGCAAGGTAGGAATGTTCACTGACCAAGGCAATTTCTACGAATCACAAGGTGGATATGTAACTATCTATGAACCCCCACAGTTCGGGCATACATACTCAAGCGGTGCAGATACTGCGGGAGAAGGCTCAGACTGGTTTGTAGCCTATGTGGTAGACAAGGACCAAGGCGGTAAGATGGTAGCGAAGTATCGTGCTCAGAACGGGGAGAAGATGTTTGTAGAGCAGTACATGAGACTCGGATACTACTACAACTATGCGATGCTTTGTCCAGAAACAAACTTCTCTACCTACCCGACAATGAAGCTTCAAGAGTTCGGATACTTGAATATGTATGTACGAGAGTCGGTAGACCAGTACAAAAAGACACTACAGAAGAAATTCGGCTTTAGAACTACATCACTTACGAGACCTTTGGCAATTGATTTGCTTACAGATGTCGTAAATGACCATCTAGACTTGATTTGTGACACTGACTTCCTACATGAAGCATTGAGTTTCATCAAGAATGACAAGGGCAGAGCAGAAGCTGCGGAAGGAGCACATGATGACTGCGTTATGGCAGCTGCAATTACGTACTACACTATGCCGCAAGCTGAATATGTACAGAATAATGAGGTATCAGAGGAATTTGAATACTCACAAGATGACCTCGATTTTATCAATTACGGAGGCTGATATGGAGATTTTACTAATTATTGTATGTTGTATCATGTGTGGACTGATGAGCGGTGCATTCATGGGCTACAAGTCATATTACAAGGGCTATGCAGACGGAAAGGCAGAAGCTCAGAGACTTGTTGACAAGGACGGACTTACAAAAGAGGAAAAAGAACAGTTGAGACAGGTCATCAATGTACTCTCTTGGGGAGGTGGAAATGAAAATTAGTACAACTCCAAAGGCAATTTGGGATGAATATTCCAACGGACAGACATACAATCAGTCACAAGGACTGTATGAGACGGTAGAAAAGAACGAAAAGTTCTATCTAGGCGACCAGTGGGACGGTGTAAATGCACCTAACCTCATGAAACCCGTTTTTAATCTAATCAAGCGTGTAGTTACGTACTATACTGCAATGATTGTGTCTGACAATGTAGGAGTAAATATCGAACCTTTTGACACTTCTACGCAGAACAAGGCATTCTGCAGCGTTATTTCCAAAGAAATTGAAAAGGTCTTGGAGAGAGACAAGACAAACTTCAAGTGCCGAACAAATCTGAAGAACTGTGCAGTAGATGGGGATACGTGCATGTTCGTAACATTCGACCCCGATATAGAAACGAACCAAGATGCTAAGGGCGAGGTGCGTACAGAGATTATCGACAACACAAACGTCATCTTTGGCAATCCATACAGTATTGATGTACAGTCTCAGCCATATATTCTCGTTGTTCAGCGACTATACAAGGACACTGTAAAGGACATGGCAGAAGCATGGGGAGTATCAAAGGAAGATATCGAGAGCATTCACTCTGACTCTGACCCTAATGGCATCTTGATTAACACGGATTCCAATGAACTGGTAACTGTAATTACAAAGTTTTGGAAGGTAAAGAAGGAAGAGACGGTCGGTATGGACCCTCTTACGAAAACAGAGATAACAAAGAACACTACTTCCGTGCATTACATGAAATGTACAGAAAATGTAGTGCTCAAGGAAGAAACAGACACGGGATATGTGAACTATCCAGTTGCATACATGACTTGGGAACGCAGAAAGAACTCATATCACGGTCAGTCTCCTATTACGGGACTGATTCCAAACCAAATCTTCATCAACAAGATTTTCGCAATGTGCATGGTGTACATGACGAATATGGGATTCCCTAAGATTTTCTACGACCAAACAAAGCTTGGAAAACTTACAAATGATGTAACAAAGGCAGTATCACTTCCTAACATGGATATGGCGGGCAAGATGATGGATTCCGTCAAGGCTCCCGACTTCTCAAATCAGATTATTCAGCTGATTGACTCTACGATTCAGTATACAAAGGACTTCATGGGTGCTTCTGATGCTGCTTTGGGTGAACTTTCAAACCCTAACAATACATCTGCCATCGTTGCGGTTCAGCAGGCATCAAGCGTACCTCTAGAGATTCAGAAACTGGACTTCTATCAGTTCTACGAGGATATCGTAAGAAGCATTATTGATATCATGTCGGAATCATACGGAATCAGACAAGTCCGTATCACAGAAGCACAAGCCAAGGACTTAGGCTTGGTTGACAGACTGGCGTATATGAACCCTACGGACGGAACGGAACTTCCACCACAGATTGACCCTCTGACTGGTCAGCAGATTCAGCCAGTAGGAAGTGTACCTAAGGTAATCTACAAGACTACGATGCAGATTGATTTCAGTACAATCAAGAATCTGAACTATGACCTTAATGTAGAGATTGGTCAGTCAAGCTACTGGAGTGAAGCTACACAAGTACAGACACTTGACGGTCTGTGGGACAAGGGTGTTATTACTGATGCAGTAGCATACTTGGAAGGTATTCCCGACAAGTATCTTCCAAACAAGAAGGAACTTATCGACTCCATCAAGAAGGTACAAGACCAAACTCAGCTCCAAGCACAGATGATGCCGCCAGTTCAGCCTATGACAGATGAAACACAAGGAATGAAGGACGGTATAGATAATAGAGCGGGCGGTGGAGACCCTACAAATGAGCAGCTTCAAGACACCTACGCTGCAAGTAAAGAGTTCTATCAGTAGGACTGAGTCCAAGAATAGCTAATAATTACAATACACTTGAGAAAAGACACTTCTAATGAGGTGCCTTTTTTAGTGCCAACCATAGCACTTGGGAGAATTTTAAATGGCAGAAGAAATGGTAAACCAATCATCATCTGAAACCGAAAATGACGATGTGTTTGAAACAATGTTTGCAGAAGATTCTACTGATGATTCTACAGAAGAGAATACTGAGGAAACAGAAGAAACTCATGAAGATGAGAATCAAGACACACAGTCAGAAGAAGCAAAAGACTTCTTGAACATTCGCTACAACGGCGAAGATAAAGCCCTTACACAAGACGAAGCTATCATGCTTGCACAGAAAGGCATGAATTACGACAAGGTAAAGGGCAAACTCGATGCACTGGAGAACGGTGCACTCAAGTCAATTTCGGCTATCGCTGAAAGAGCGGGCATGACAATTGACGAATATGCAGAAAGATTAAACGACTTTCAAGAACAGTCAGAAATCACGCAGATTGCAAATGAGTATCAGAAGAAGCATCCCGATGTTGACGACGATGCAGCACATGAATACGCAAATGCAGTCTATCAGAACAAGCGTGATGCCAAAGCTAGACAAGATGCAGAATCTCAAGCAAAGAGACAAGAGCAAGAGAATGCATACTTTAGAGACCAGGTACAAGCTCTGTATAACTACAATCCCGATATCGACATTGAACACCTAGACACGGAAGTAATCGACGATATCAACGGTGGAATGAGTCCTATGGAAGCGTACTTGCGTTGGGAAAACAAATCACTCCGCACAAAGGCTACAAACAATGCAGTCAACAGTAAGAACAAGAAGAATGCGAACAGTGGTTTGAATTCCAACAATTCCAGTGTCGGCGGCGACCCGTTCCTTGAAGGTCTGCTTGGAAAATAAGGAGATTAAATCATGGCACAATCCGCAACAAACTACGCTGAAAAGTATTCAGACGAACTGGCACAGGCTTACTTGCAATCATCTATCATTGCGGGCAAGACAAATACAGAATATACATTCGACGGTGTTAAGACAGTACATGTATATTCCGCAGTAACACAGCCTTTACAAGACTATAAGAGAAGTGGCACATGGAGATATGGTCAGCCTAAGGAACTGGAAGATGATTCCCAAGATTTGACATTAAGTCTCGACAAGTCCTTCTCAATGACAATTGATAAAGGTAACGCAAAGGACAACGCTGCTTTAAAGAGAGCGGGCAAAGTCATCAAGCAACAGATTGGCGAACAAGTTACACCATTCTTCGACAAGCACGCATTACAGACATGGGCTACTGCTGCTAAAACTGCTACAAAGAATGTAATCACTGCTGCACCTACAAAGGACACAGTAGTAGATATGTTCGTAAAGGCACGTTCAATGTTCGTAAATCAGAAGATTCCAATGGGTGCTAACTGCTACGCTTATGTACCTACATCTACAACATACGCTTTCTTGCTTATGAACCCTGACTTCATTTCAATCGAAAAGCTGGGCGAAAAGCATTTGACAAACGGTCTTGTAGGTAAGTGCATGAACTGGAACATCATCGAAGTTCCGGACGAATACTTACCCGAAAATACATTCGCTTTATTCACACACAAGAATGAAGTATTCGCACCTACAAAGATTGCTGAATTGAAGCAGTACAGTGACGTTCCAGGTATTTCGGGCTTGCTCATTGAAGGTCGTTACTATGGCGATGCATTTGTACGCAAGACATTAGTCAATGCTACAACTGGCGAGCCTACTGGCACATTCGACCTACACGGTGTAATTACTGCTGAGTTCGGCGGTTAATCATAAGAGAACTTTTCAGAGTTCTCTGAAAGGAGACACATGACAGTTAAAGAATTATATGAACGTGCAAAGTCACTGATGTTTGAAAAGCAATCTTCAAAGGACTATGACAACTACTATATTCCTTGGACTAATGTTCTTCTCTCAGAGAACTTTGATTTGGAAAATTCACTTCTGCTTCGTGACGGGGAAGATGCACTCGACGAGATTCCAATGGTAACGAGTGACACAGACGAACTTCCATATCACGATGTAATCAACTATGAGATTCTGCCATACGGACTGGCGGCTAACTTCTTCATTGATGATGACTTGTCTAAATACGATATCTTTCATACGTACTATCAGAATGCACAGATGAAGTACATGAAAGGCAACGAAGTATCTATTACTGATGTATACGGAGACTGACAATGCCAATCATTCAGCAGAAGACACACAAGGCAGCAGAATTTCAGATGCTACCTATCATTTCTCCCGCAAGTGGAGGACTGAATATCCAAGACCTTGAATATACATTGAATGTGAATCAGTCTCCTAAGCTGACGAACATGATGTACAAGAACGGTGTATTCGGCAAGAGATACGGGCAGAGACTTGCATACGACTTCAAAGTAGAAGTGTTTGCAAGCATTCGTTACAAAAGCAACATCTTCATTCAGACGAATGGAGAAATCTATGAGTACGATACAAAGTCTCATAAAATGACCAGCAAGTACAAAGATGCAAAACTTTCAGAAGAAGGTTTCTTCTTTGTTTTCAATAAAGATTTGTTCTTCATGAACACGCACATTTACTTGAAACTGGAACATGGAGCAACTGCAATCAAGCCAGTTGAACCGTTCGTACCTCAAGTACTGATGAACTGCAAGCCCGACGGTACGGGTGGAGATACGACACCATATGCATACAACATGCTAGGGACCAAGTATCAAGTTTCATTCAGAGGAGACGGTACTACAAAAGAGTTCAAGTTCCCAAGTGAAGCGATTCAGAAGGACAAGGACGGAAAGGTTATTCCAATTGACTCTGCTAAGGTGGAAGTAAAGATTGCTTCTACGGAACATGTAGAGGGCGATGGCAGCTTTACCGTTGACAGAACAAACTACAAAATCATCTTCACGACTGCCCCACAGAAGGGAACAAACGATAACGTTTGGGTAACTATTTCAGTTACCAATCCCGATTATGTAGGTGTAATTGAGAAGTGCAAATACTGGACTGCATACGGTGGAGGTAACAATTCCCATCTGTTCCTTGCGGGCAATGGCACATCACGTTTCTACTATTCAGATACTGCTGATGCTTCCTACTTCCCCGAAACGAACTATATGGAAATCGGCAATTCAGAAGATGATATCACGGGATTCGGCTTGCAGTATAGCAGACTGATTATCTTCAAGCCTACTGAACTGTATGAAGCTACATATCAGTTTGGTGTGGATTCGACTGATACTACTCGATACTACTTCAATACAAAACCAGTCAACAACAGTATCGGCTGCGACTGCCCCGACTCTGTTCAGCTGATTGATTCACGTCTTACATGGCTCAACAAGACATACGGTGTATGTACACTGTGCTCTTCACTGATTGAAGATGAGCGGAATGTAAGACCAATTTCTAGAAATATCAACGGTGGTGTACGTGCCAAGGGACTGCTAGATGAAGAAAATCTAGACAAGTGCAAGTCAATCGACTTCGATGGCAAATACATACTGTTTATTAATAATCATGTATGGATGTGGGACTACAATCTAGCACCATACACTGACTCAAGTACAAGGTATTCTCTTGATGAACTGGCTGAAAATACTGCATGGTTCTACTGGGAGAATATCGGCTACAACGGTCAGATTGTCACGAATGCAGTAGCACTTGACAGAGAACTGTTCTTCATTTCTGATGCTAAATTCTGCAAGTTCACAAATTCATGTGACGACTATGGCAATGAAATCTACGCAGTGTACGAGACACCAATGTTTGACGGAAGTCACTTTGAATCACTGAAAACAGTCAAAAAGGCATTCTTTGAAGCTCGTGCAGACACTGCTTGCAATACAAAAATTACATACATAACAGACGAAAATTCAAACGGAGAAGAAGACGCAGAGCCTATTGTGGTTACACTGAGTCTTTGGAACTTGTTCCACTACAACACATTCGGGTGGACTACATACAAGTATGCAAAGACCTACACAAGAAAGTGTTCACTCAAGAAGATTTGCCTTTGGGGTTGCAGACTTGAAAGTGGATTCTCAAAGACTGATAAAGGCAAAGATATGAGTATTTCTTCTATCAAGTTTGAATACACGATTGTCAAGGAGATTAAGTAATGGATAAATTTGAATTTACTCCAAAGAAAGGGTTTGAAGATGCTTCTGCATATCCCGACCCAATCTCTGAATCTGAGACACGAGAGCAGCTGATGCGACCATCGAAACAGTTGGCTGACTACATCAACAAAGATGTGTTCAATGCGATTGTTTCTATCAGTGGTGCTTCGGGTAGTCCCGATGCAATCAATCAGATTCAAAAGATGCTTAACGACTACAAGACAACTGTAGACGATGCACTGAAAGAATCCAAACACGTTTTTGTCACGAAAGATTCCTATGAAGCACTTGAAGATACAGACAAGAACAATGGAAATATTTATTTTATTGGAGATTAGACATGGGAAGAATTGAAAAAAATGGAGTTGAATACGGTGTAGGTGGTCAGTCACTGATTGATAAAATCTATCCAGTCGGTTCAATCTATATCAGTACAAGTTCTACTTTCAACCCTCAGTCGGTGTGGGGTGGAACATGGAAAAAGACTGCTGACGGAAGATGCTTGATTGGTGCAAGTACTGCGTACCCTCTAGGCTCAACTGGTGGCAATGCAACACACACGCATACTACACAAGCACATACATTAACTGTAAACGAGACGGCTCCTCACATTCACGATAATAATGCTCGTATTAACTGGTTTAATGACCTGGGTCATGGACTTTTAGGCAATGGTTGGTCTCCTAGCACTAATATTAGAGTTGATGCTGGGTCAAATCATACATCGACGGTTGGTGGTGGTGCAGCCCACAGTCATGGCAACACAGGAAGTGCATCAAACATGCAGCCATACCTTGTAGTTTACATTTGGGAAAGAACTGCTTAATTAAGGAGAAAATATGAACAAATTAAAAATCAATGGCAAGTTTTATGACGTATTAGACAACGGAGTGAATTACTCCGCAGAAGCATTACAGATGGCATTCGTAGCAGACGGAATGGCAGTGGATACACTCAAGTCTGAACTAGCAAAGTTCAATGGCAACTTTGACCTTTACAGTGATGACGGAGAAGTGGTAGTTGCAACATACAGTGGCTACACAAAGATTGAATCAATCATGATGCATTACAATGCAAATCTTGGAAGCACAATGGCAGATGTTCTTGAATTTGTGATGAACAAGCCAACACTTCAAGATACAGTAAATCAGAACTCTGCTGACATTACTGCAATCAACGAAGCAATTGCTTCACTTGCAGAAATCGTAGGAGGAGAATAATCATGGTTAAATGGTACGTAAGACAGATTCAGATGAACCGCATGGTACTGGAAGAAGTGCCTAAGAGATGGCACGATGCAGTGGCAGAAGCATTAAGAAACTAATCACATTATTTCACATAAAAATCTTATGAATAGTACTTTTCTTTCATAAGAAAAATGCTATGGTATAGTTAAAGGTTAACAGTATTAACTAATATGACAGAGGTTGACAATATGAACTATTTTAACCCGTTTCAACAGAATTACGACAATATGTACTCATATAACACTGTACCTCAAGTAGTAAAGGTCAATGGATACAACGGTGCAAATGCATATCAGCTTCCACCGAATGCCAGTGCATTACTGCTTGATGAAACTCAGCCAATTGTATGGCTGGTAAAATCAGACGGTGCTGGATATAAATCCATCACTCCATTTGATATTACAGAGCATAAAGAAACAGATGTTATGAAAAGCATTGAAGAAAGACTAAGCAGATTGGAGAAACTATATGACGAACAATCCAATTCTAAACAGACTGAATCAACCACAGAGTAACAACATGGTTGATTCATTCAATCAGTTTAAAAAGTCCATTCAAGGACAAGACCCAAAAGCTTTAGTAATGAGTCTCTTAAATAGTGGCAAAATGTCGAGAGAACAGTTCGAACAATTGTCTAGACAAGCTAATTCTCTTATGAACATTTTGAAATAAACTCTTAAAGAGTTGAAGGAGAAACTATGGATTATTCTTTAGCTGATGTTGCAAGTGCTGTTAGAAATAACGACAATGACAACGAATTTGGTGGCGGTGCATGGTGGATAATTGTATTATTCTTGTTCGCATTTATGGGTAATGGATTCGGAAACAAGAGCAATGGCGACCCCGTAACAGAAGCGGGACTGTGTAACGCAATGAACTTCAACAATTTAGAAAACACTGTAGGTAGACTGTCAGACTTGACACAGAATCAGACAATGACTCTAGGTTCTGCTATCAGTAATACCGCAAAGGACATTGCATTAGGTCAGGCAAGTCTGCAACAACAGATTTCTAATTGCTGCTGCACGACACAACGTGCGATTGACGGTGTTAATTACAATAACGCTATCAATACTGCAAACATTCAAAAGACAATTGATGACAGATTTGCTCAGATGGAAAGGTCTAGACTTGAAGATAGAATTTCTCAGCTTGAGCAGATGAACAGTCAGTTGTTCCTAGCACAACAGATGACTGGTGTAGTCAAATATCCAATGAGCTTTGGATACAATGCTGGAACAAATCCGTTCTGCCATCAGACAACAACACCAACTACAACTGGTTAAGCAAAGGCACTCATAACGAGTGCTTTTCTTATTGCGATTTAGCCAAGTGGTAAGGCAACGGGCTTTGAATCCGTTATCACTAGTTCGAACCTAGCAATCGCAACTATTAAAGGAGAAAACAATGACAACTTACGACAGATTAACTTTTGGAATGAAATGCTTGAACGTTTCTCAGATTGGTTCAGCCTATGACGGAAGAAATCACTACTCACATGTTAGTTATGAAGTAGACCTTGCGGGAATGGATACTGGAGCAGATGTTTGGAGAAACAAGATGCCTAACACGTACTGGTACTGTGCTGGTGCTTGGGGCAATGCAAACACTGGCAATACTAGATTCTTCTGGTCTTGTGACAAAAATGGAAAGGCGAAGAAGGTTCTATGTGCAGATGGCTACCTAAGATATATCACACTTGCACTTACACACTCAAACAGAAACTTCTCTGTAGGTCACTACTACAAGTTCAACGAAATCATGTATCAAGAAGGTACAAGTGGAAGAGCAACGGGCAACCATATCCATCTTGAGGTATGTGCGGGACACGTTAGAACAAAATATAGAAACCGAGTAGGCGGATATAACCTAGCAAACATGCTTCCAGCAAACAGAATGATGTTCTTGCTCAATGGATATTCCTACATCAAAAACGGTGGTGGTTTGTCTTGGAAAACAACAAATACAGTTCCATGGAGTGATGGAGCATCTAGTGGTACTTATGTGACTAAACCGACAAATTGGAACAGAAAATTAGCTAACGGAAAGACATATACAGTCATTCCAAAGCAAGGATTGAACTTGCGTAAAGGAAACTCTACAAAAGCACCAGTTATCAAGACAGAACCATGTGGCACAAAACTCTACTATTACGGTGGATATGCATACAACGGTAAAGAAGCATGGGTATGGGTAACAGATGGAAAGAATGAAGGATTCGTCAAGGGAGACGCAAATTATTTGAAAGGCTACATTGCCTAGGAGGAAATTATGGTTTTAAGTGATAAGACATATAACGTATTAAAATGGGTAGGCTTAATTGTATTACCCGCTATCGCAACACTTGTAAAGGCGGTGTTCCCAGTTTGGAACTTGCCTTATGCTGATGCAATTGCTACTACTTGTACTGCATTAGGTGTATTTGTAGGTACATTGATTGGTGTATCTCAAGCAAATATGAAACCCGAATTAGATGCAGATGAAGAAGCAGTAGTTGACCTTGTAGCAGAAGAGAAACAAGAAGAAACAAACGGAGAGGGGTAATGGCAGTAGATTCTTCTACTGTTGTTGCCATCATTGTTGCAATGCTAGGCAGTCAATGGTTTGGAAACTGGGTACAGAATACATTTTCAAATACTAGCAATAAAGTAATGTTACAGAAACTGAAAGAACTTGACTACAAGGTAGACAAGAATCAAGCAGAAACATATCGTACACGTATCTTGAGATTCAATGGAGAAATCAAAAGAGGTGTACATCATGATGAAGAAGAATTTAATGATGCAATAGAAGCTATAAACGGTTATGAGGACTTCTGTAAAAGAAATCCTAACTATCCAAACAACAAGGCAGTATTAGCAATCAAAAACATAAAACATGTGTATGAAAAAGCATATGAAAACAACGACTTTTAGGAGGGAAACCTATGGCATTTATCAATAATGGTGGCGGTGGAAGCAAAGACCGAACATACGTAAACAAGAAAACTGGTAAAAAAGTTACTGGTTCTTCCGCAGTACATGGTGCAATGAAAAATGCGGGATACAGAGTCCAACCGTATCCATACAAGCAGAAGAACAATCCACCAAGTAATAGCGGTGGAGGTGGCGGTACTGGTGGAGGTTCAAGACGATATTCTACCAGTTACGCTTCAAGTGGACCAAGTGCATCAGAGTTAGCAACTCAACAAGCTGAAAGAGAAGCCCAAGAAAGAGCAGCAGCTCAAGCAGCAGCATTAAAGGCAGCTATGCAAGCTAGAACTGATGCAGTCAATGCGGCTAACAGTGCATTAGACCAACAAGGCAAGGCACTTGAAGGTAAGTACAATACGAGCCTACAACAAGCTCAGGGTGACTATCAGACACTTAGAAATCAGAATGATGTGAACTACATGCGTGCTTTGTACAATCAGCGTGAAGCACTTGCAAACAGAGGAGCATTGAACAGTGGAACGGGTCGTTACGAAAACCTTGTAACTGGAAATGCGTACAACAATACTCTGAATAAAATCAATTCGCAAGAAATGGCTGAAAGACAGAGTATTCAAGACAATATTGCGAACATGTGGGCAAACATTGCACAACAGAAAGCAGCCAACAACAACACTACATTAGATAACTATACAAGTGCATTGCAGAATATCATCAATGCCAACTACAGCGGCTACAGTCCAACTGGTTCAGACTACTATCAGCAAGCACTGAGTACAATGAATGGAGCATTTGCTACACCAACTAATACCAATGGTGGAACTACTAGAGACGGTGTATCAGCTTATGCTAGATTACTTGCGAGTTTAGGTTATGACATCTAGTCCAATCAAGCCAGTTGTCGGTGTATCTCCGATGAAACAGAACAGTCCTTATGCACGAATGAGAACAATTGCAAGACAGATGCGGAACAACATGCATAAGACTGCACAGAATCAAAGATACGTAAGAAGAAACGGAACATACAAATAGGAGGTTCTCATGGCGAAAAAGAAATCAAAGAAGATTAACTGGGGCGGAGGAGCGGGATTCTACGACCCTAGTACTAAGACTAAAATCAACAGTAGTGTCAAGAATGAACAGTACAAGAAAAGTCTAGAAAAGAAAAATACAAATAATAATAAGTCATCTGAATCTCCAAAAAATACCCCTACTGCGAAAAGCGGTGGGGGTTCTTCTTCTACACAGAAGAGTGGAATTGAAGTAAGAAATCAGAAGCAAGCACAGAGAGAAGCCAAGATTGCAGAGAACCATCAGAAACTATATGAAGTAAATCCATTCAAGAGTTCAAATAAATCTGTAAACAAGGCAATTCAGACATCTATCGACCAAAATGCAATGCGTAACGGAAACAAGACAAGTGATGCAGATGCAAAGGCAAAGATTCAGAATGAAGTGTTCAAACAGAAACGGGCGGAACTTGAAAAGTCTGTCAATAATGCAAAGACAACAGTTTCAAATGCAGTGAAGAAGCAAGCACAGACAGTAAAGGGAAACTTTATTGACAGTGAACTGCGTCAGAGGAGACTGAATGAAAACAGTCAAGCAAATATTGATTTGGCAGATGCACAGACTGCACTCTCTAGAAACGGACAAGTAGACAATCCTACTTGGAAGAATAAAAAGCCTAATAAAATCAATCTGAATGATGCTACACAAGTGAGCAAGCTGAACAAGAAAGCTACTGAAAGCAGTGAGACTATTCAGAAGAACTTGGATAGAAATGCACTTTTAGGAGTAATTGCTGACACAAATGCATCTTACGTAAAAGGTGTAGAAAATGCAGTATCCAGTGGGCTACAGTCTCCAGCAAATGCATTAGCTACAGTAGGTAGAGTTGTAGGAAACAAGACATTGCAAGATAAGGCTGGTGGCTTCGCACAAGATATGTACAATGCTACTGCTGCGGCTGACAAGGCAATGCAAGACAATAACTCTGTCTACAGTAATGCTATCGGTCAGACTTTCTCATCAGTAGGTAACATGCTACCTCAGACGCTTTTAGGTTTGAGTTTGGGTGTTGCGGGACTGGATAAAGATGCAATCCAGCCATACGTCTTAGGCTTGATGGGTGCAAATGTTTACGGAAGCGAAATGTCTAGTGCTATGAATAACTACATGGCACAGAATAACGCTGAGAAGTATTCTGACATCAATAACGATATGTTTACTCGTGCAAACTTATACGCATTGGCAAGTGCGGGTAAAGAAGTTCTTACTGAACTTGTAGATGAAAAAATCCCTGGCTACCAAAAGCTGAACATTAACGATATCTTGGAAGAAGGACTTGAAGAAGTGTATGGAGGTATTGCTGAACCATATATCAATCAGATTCTAACTGCTAAAAATGGTGTAGAAGGTTTCATACAAGGTTCTAAGGAGCTTGGAGAATCCTTCACAAGTGGAGACTTGGCTAAACAAGGAATCATGGGAAGTGCAAGTGCGTTGCTTGCCAACACACCATACTCAATTGCAAAATCTGTAAAAAAGGCAAAGGTTAGGTCAGCAAATAATCAATTAATCCAAGAGTATGGAACAGAAACTGAAAAAAATTTTGCACGTGTTGTCAGTGACTATAATCTGGCAAAAGAAAACTACGGGATTACAAAAAACGATACTTCAAAGAGTATCATCGACAAGACACAATACAATATCAACCATGACAATGGTGTTGTTTCAGACTACATGGTTAACAACAGTAATGAAACATTCAGAAGATATGCTAGAGATATCCAAGCAGAAGCAATCAGAAATGCTATCGGCAGTGAAAGAACAAATCAGCAGACTAATGCTTTCATCAAGAGTGTAAATGACAATAATCTTGCAGTTGAGTTCGCAGACAATGTAAATATCAATGGCGAAAAAGTTATTGCGAAAATTAATGGTGACAATGGAATTACGTTTGATAATTCAGTTCTAAAAGATAAAAGCATAAACTTAGACGAAACATTACGTCAAACTTTGGAAAAAGGTTATGTATTAAAATCAGACAATGCATATGAAGCAGAAAGTGTCAAACCATCAAATTTCATGGTTACTGGAGACACTACTCAAGACACTAGTGGGCTTACTAACGAACAGAAAAATGCAATTTTAAATGAACGCAAAGCAAAAACAGAAAATGCATATGTAGCTGATGTAGCGAGACCATCAAGTTTTATGGTTACTGGAGATACAACACAAGATACTAATGCATTAACTAATGAACAGAAAGCTCAAATGCTGAAAGACCGTCGTGAGCACCCCGAATATGCATATCAGACTGGCGAGGTAACTCGTTCAAGGAAAAAAGTAAAGGCTGACACTGATACGATTGACTTAGGCACAGACCCTAATGGCATGACTAACGAGCAGAAGAACCAAGTCTTAGCTGAAAGAAGAGCTATGTATGAGCAAGGCATGAACGCTTTCAAACTTAGAAGTCCTCAAGAAAGAACGGATTTTGAAACTGACAGACAGTCTGCACAAGAACTTAATGAACGTGCCAAGAAAGCATCAGAAACTGGCAATAAGACAGAGCTAGGAAATGTACTGCGTGAATCCTCAGATGCATCAGAAGAGACAAAACAAGCAGTAAAAGAAACTGTACGTGAAGATAATAAAAAGGCTGCAAAAGAACTCACTGGCAAGGATATCGACAATAAACTTGCAGATGCAGTTACAGATGTTGCAGAAGATGTTATTACCAAAGCATACAAAGGTGTTCGTGATGCTGCACAAGGCAAGCATGGAGAAAATGCTGAACAACGTGCAAATGCAAGAGAGGCATCTGAAAGTAATGAGTTCAGATATGAAACTGCTAAAGACGCTGATACATTAAAGAGTGCTCAAGAAAGAATTGATGCGTTCAAGAAATATGGAAAACTAGATGTAAACAGTTCTAATGAAATGCTGAAAGACATTAAAAAGGCACAAGAAAATTCGCTAAAGTCTACTAGAAAAGATGGCTATCTAAGCAATGAGCATCAGTATGAGCAAGAATATGTAACAGAAGCTACAATCCAGTTGGCAGACATTGAGAATAGCTACCGTATCAAACTTGAAAAGCAAGGATTAGACGTAACTAGAAGTTTTGATAAAAATGGAGTTTCTTATGTTGTTAAAGATGCAGAAGGAAACGAAGTTCATAATGAACTGACAAAGGCTTTGCAAGACTCTGCAACCAACGCAACAGAAGCAAGAAAACTCGTTTTGGAAGAAGTATCCAAGAGTGCAGTCAAGATGCGTAATATGCAAAAACTGTGGTCTGCAATGCCGAAAGAAGAAAAAATCTATGACTTGCAGAAACTCGTCAAAGAAACACAAGCAATGATTGACAAGAACGGTCAAAACAAGAATGGCGAGCATATCTTACAAATTGATGAAGAATTGATGAAACAGTTTGATGCAGCAGAAAACAACAGTTCCAAGCAAGGCGAATTGTTTGATGCAATTGTTAAGGATTTGGCTCGTCAGACACCAAGAAAGTTCAGAGATAAGATTACTGCTTATAGAAATATCTCTATGCTTCATTCTATTCCTACTAACTTACGAAATTTTGTAGGTAACTTGACATCTGAATATTTAAGTAAGTCCTCAAATATCGGTTCAAGTACAATTTCACTCGCATTAGACAAAGCTGGCTATTTCCAAAAGGCTGAATTAGATTTAACAGACGCTAAAAGTAAATACTACTATGATTTCAGTAACAAAGTTGTAGCTAATGCAGTGAAAGAAATCATGAACAAAAACAGTAATGTCAAGGCAGACGGTATACTAGCAAAGGATATCAAGAAGTGGAAGGGCGGAGCAGATAATGTTGATGCATTTTTGAACCGTAATGCTGACTTCAAGAACAGACTCCAACATAATGTAGGAACAAAACTTGTTGAGCTTGCTAAACAAGAAGGTGCTTTAACAAAAAATGGTCATTTCACTGCTAAATTTTTGAAAGACAATGCTAACTCCATTCAAAAGATGGTAGTCGAGTCCTACAATCAATCTGCAAAAGCAAAAGCATTAATGTCCGAAAGCAGCTTCCTACGTGAAGATGGAACACTTGCTAAGGCTACAAAAGCTAATAAAGCAGTTGCAGAACAATTCCTAAAGGAAATTGGTGGAGAAGAAGGAGCTACTGGAGACTTCAACGGTAGATTTGCCAGTGGCGATGCACTAGGAAATACTGGAAACAATGTAGATGCAAAGAGCAAGTTTAAAGATGCTTTCAGAGAAGAAACATTTTTAGGAAGAGAATCAAAGTTTCTTCAAAAACATTTAGGTAACGAAAATGGAAACATGACACATGATGCTCTTTCCAAGGCAGCAAAGGCAGTGTTTGGCGATGACTTTAATGTAGGCATCATGCATAACGCAGAAAAACTCACAAACTGGCTTTTAAACAACAGTGTATTTGGAGATAGTGCATTCTTTAGAAACAGTTACGCTAGTGAATGGGCTAGATACATTGATTCAAAGGGATACACTGCAAGCATTGAAAAAGGCGAAAATGGAACTGTCTACAAGTTTACTGATAAAAACGGTAATGTTTTAGATGATGCAAAAGCAAATGTACTGATGGAAAAGGCTAATGAGTTCTCCGTTATCGAAGCACAAGAAGCAGTATTCCATCAAGCAAGTGGAACAGCTGAAATTATTAATAAATTTAAACAACGAGGTCCTATTCAAGCTCTATTTGCTAATGCAGTGATGCCATTTGCAAAAACACCTATCAATATTGCTAAGAACTCAGTTACATACAGTCCTATCGGTCTTTTGAAGGGTGTCTATGAAATGACTAAAGGTGTGCAGAGTGGCAGATGCACTGCTGACCAAGCAATCAGACACTTGTCTAAAGGCATGACTGGCTCATCAATCATGGTATTGGGTGCGTATCTTTTCTCACAAGGAATCTTGAACGGAACTACTGGAGACGATGACAAAGACAGTTTTGAAGAAAGCAGAGGTAAACAGTCTTATTCTTTGAATCTTCCTAATGGAACATATTCATTGTCATGGCTATCTGTAGCAAATGTACCTTTGTTTACTGGTGTAACTGCAATGAAGATTATGACAGAGAAAGGATTCAGCTTAACAGATTCTCTTGAAGCAGTTTCAACCCTTGCGGACCCAATCATTAATGCATCATTCATGAGTGGACTCATCAGTTCTTTAAAACAACTTGGTGGAAGTACGAACTATGACGATAAAGATGCAGATGTATTCGGAAAGCTTACAATGAATGTTTTAAAAACATACATTACTCAGTTCTTCCCTAGTGCTGGAAAACATATCAATACAGTATTGAACCAGTACAAAAAGAGTACTTATGACGACAACACTATAGGTCAGATTCTTAACTCTGCACAGACTGCAATTCCTTTCATGGCTGCAAATCTACAGAATCAAGTAGACGTTTACGGTAACGATGTAGAAAACGTTGGTGGAGACAATCCTATCATGCGTGCCTTATATACTTATTTAAGTATTGGTACATACAAGCCATACGATAAAACATATGGCAAGGAAGGAGATTCCTACACAAACAAGCTAGAAAAGATTGCAGAAAAGAGTGGAGACTCTAATGTACTTCCATATGTATCTTCATCAATTCAAGGTACAAAGATGAATGCTGAGGAACGACACGACCTTAATCAGTACATGCTAAAGAACTACAACAATCAAGTACATAGCTTGTTTGAAAGTGGAATCTTGGACGGTTATGATTTGAACAACAAGGAAGATGCAACACAAGTAGCTGAACTGCTAGGCAAAATCAAGAGCCATTACTTCTATGAAGCAAAGGCTAGACTGTATAAGCGTGCAAATCCGAGTGAAGCTGATTCCGTGCTGACAGATGCAACTAAAACAGTAGATTCTTTAGACAAGAGTGGTATTCCAGTATATCTGTCAAAATATCTGCAAAGTCAGCAAGCTGATACAGATGCAAATGGAAATGCAATTTCTATTTCTAAACCTTTGAGAAACAGACGACTGTTAGAAACTCTTGGAAAGTATGACAACGTTATGAACTTGTACAAGCAAGGAAAGATTAATGACTTGTACAATGTTGGACTATCAAGCACAGTTGTAAAAATGTCTCAACAACAGTATGAAGATAAGCTAGATGATTTAGATAACGGATTACTTACTGGATATCAGTCTAAGTCTGATGACGAAAGACGTGATGATACATTCAGCGATTTAGAAGCAAATCAGAAGTTTGCTGATGCATTGACTGCACATGATATCGACTATGGAACATTTGCTAACTACAAGACTATCAAAGGCGACGAGAAAGACGGTAAGACAGTCTATAATTCCAGAGCAAAGAAGATTATTGCTCAGATGGAAGAAGATGGAGTGCTTGAAGGATTCAAGGAAGGAATCAGAGACGGTTCGTTCAACTATGACAATATCACTCAGTTTGGACTTACATCTAAACAAGTAGAAAAGTTGCTAGGTTTGAAAGTGCAAAAAACTAGCGATGACGATGACGATGATTCATCTAGTGGTGGTTCGTCTAACAGACGGTCATACAGTGGACGTTCTAGAAGAAGTTCAAGACGTTCAAGTGGGTCTAGAAGAAGTTCAAGCAGCAGTTCAAGCAGTGCTACTGCTGAGGAAACACCTACGTTTGACATCAGTGGTGCATTGAAAGCTATCAATAAAGGTGCGTCTAAGACATCAAGTGGCTTGACTCAGTCACAGTTGCAGAGTTTATACAATTCAACTGTAAATAGCCATAATACTAGAATCAGCCAATTGCAGACTCTAGTAAATAAAGGCAAGAAGTAAGGAGAGCGTATGAGACGTGGAACAACACCAACATACGACATTACTATTTCGGACATGAAAAACGTCGAAGATGTTTGTTTGGCATTCGAACAGACATCTTCGGGTGTCATGCTCGCAAAGCATGTTTCTGACAATGATGGAAGAAGTGGTTTCACGAGTACGGGCTGCTACTTCACACTGTCACAAGAAGAAACTGCTAGTTTCTCAAAAGGTAGTGTCAAATGGCAGATTAAACTGAAATTTAAAGACGGTACTGTTTCAAGTACAGACTATACAAGTGAAAAGGTAATTGATGAAATTCACGAGGAGACTTGGTAATGGATTCAATCAAAGGTAGTACACAAGTAAATTTAACAGTATTGAATGAAGATAGAGACTTTGCAATTGATTCAACCAAAGATAGTACACAAGTAAATGTAACAGTATTGGATGAAGATAGAAAAGTTTATTTGAGTGCTACGCAGACTGAACATGCAGTCGATGTAGAAGTAAACGAAATCTTTGGAACTGGTGTGCTATCTGTTACTCAGACAAAATTATCGAATGAAAACGGTGGAGAAAACGAATTTGCAGTTGTACTTACAAATGGCAATACAAGCAAGTTCAAGTACTACAACGGAGAAAAAGGCGACCAAGGCGATAAAGGAGACAAGGGAGACAGAGGGTACGGTATCAAATCTATCGAATTTAAAGATGATTCCACGATGCATATCACAGTGGAAGATGGAAATACTTATGAATCCATGCCATTGAGAGGGCAGAAAGGTCTCAAGGGCGACAAGGGAGATAAAGGCGATAAAGGCGACCGAGGGGTACAAGGACCACAAGGAATAAAAGGAGATACTGGTGCACAAGGTCCACAAGGTGTACAAGGTGTTAAAGGCGATAAAGGCGAAACTGGCGGTGTTATCGTTCCTACATTCATTGTAGATAAAGACGGTAACTTGATTATGTATTATGACGAACCAACGAAATAAAAGGAGACAAGATGGCAACAACAAGAATTGATTTAGGAAACATTAGAGGTCCACAAGGACCTAAAGGCGACCAAGGTATTCAAGGACCCCAAGGTATCCAAGGACCAAGGGGCGAACAAGGAGAACCATTTAAAATTGCGAAAATCTATTCATCTGTATCTGAAATGAACAGTGGATACGCAACAGACGGTGTGGGAATTGGCAAGTTTGTAATGATTAATACTGGCTCTGTTCAAGACGCTGATACTGGCAAACTGTATGTCAAAGACGCAAAAGCATATTCTCTAGTATGTGACTTGAGTGGTGCTCAAGGTATTCAAGGACCAAAGGGAGACCGAGGTCCACAAGGTGTTCAAGGTACACAAGGTCCACAAGGTTTAAGGGGCGAGACTGGAGACACGGGTAAACAAGGACCACAAGGTATTCAAGGACCAGTTGGAGCTACACCAAAGATTACTGCAACTGCTACGGTAGACGCTACAGTAGGAACTCCAAGTGTTACTGTTACTAAAGGTGGAACAGATGCAGCACCAACACTTTCATTTGCTTTCAAAGCAGTAAAGGGTGTAAAGGGAGACGTAGGACCACAAGGACCTCAAGGTGTACAAGGCGAGAAAGGTATTCAAGGAGCTACTGGACCACAAGGACCTCAAGGTGTAAAAGGAGAAAAAGGCGATACACCATCATTTGAAGTAGGGACAGATGGGCACTTGTACGTTATTTGGGAGTAACTTATGGGAGCTAGAATCGACTTAGGATACATTAAAGGTCCTAAAGGCGACAAGGGAGAAACTGGACCAAGAGGACCACAAGGTATTCAAGGACCCCAAGGAGCTACGGGTCCGCAAGGACCACAAGGTGTAAGTGGAGCAACTGAACATGTAGAAATTACACAATATGATTATGACAGATTGTCATATGCTCAGAAAAATAATGGAAAAGTTTATTTCATTGAATAAAAAAAGGTGGTATAGCTATGGAACTGATAAGACAATTAGCCGAACAGATGGAAGATGAGATTTGTGACAGTAAACATTATGCAAAGTGGGCAGTAGAAGTGAAAGACAAATACCCTGAACTTGCAGAAACTTTATATACAATCTCATTGCAAGAAGAAAAGCATATGCAGATGTTACATGATGCAACAGAGAAAATAATCAGTGGATTAAAACAAAAAAATGTTTCTATTTCTTCTGACATGTTAGCTATCTATGATTATCTGCACAAGAGACAAATCAAAGAGCGTGAGCACGCTCTTAGATACCAAGAATTATATAAAAAATAGAATTAGTTGTTGTAAAATATTTTTGGCTAGGTTAATATATTTATGTAGTTGTTTTTCCAACTATACAATGATGACTATATGGGAAAGAGAGAGGGAGCAATCCTTCTCTTTTTCTGTTTGTGGTATAATACATATGGCTGGAATAGTTTTTGGTCATTTTATTTACACCTCTATGATAGTAAGGAACCACTGAAAAGTGGTTTTTTACTTTGTGGTATAATATAGGGGTAGCAATGCAATACCCTTAATTGCTACTGGGCTTCATACAGTTTTTGACTTATTTCTGTATGTTTTCTTATAAAACTCCTTTCGGCAAGAACCACTGAAAAGTGGTTTTTTGCTTTGTGGTATAATATTGATGTGCAGAAAAAGTTCATTCGAAATTAATACCTAAAAGACTCCTAACAATCAAATGAACAAGTTACGCACGAAAAAATCCCTACTAACATTTTTACCTAACTAACATGGAAAAAAGGGCACTCAAATGAGTGTCCTCTTTTCTTTTTCTACTTTTTTCTTTTTCTACCAAAATCTACCAAAATGTATCAGCAAGTGTCTGCAAGTACAAGCGGAAGTAGATATTGGAAGTGCAGATATTAGCGTATTTATGCTGTTTGTAGGTGCTATCTCTATCTGTTGTGACATTCAACAATGTAAAACAGATATTCGACAACATCTGAAATCACGCATATTTACGCATTTTTTATTTGTACTTCTACCAAAGTAGAAGATTTTTCTACCAATTTCTACCAAATTAGTATTCGTTGAATAACGAAAATTCTAAGATTGATAGACAATTCCCTTCACATTTTCTTCCATTGCAGTAATCTTTTTCTCCTCGTCTGAGCGTGCATATGACACTGTCATACTGAAATTCTTGTGTCCCATAAGTTCCATTACTGTACGTGGGTCAACGTTTGCAGTCACTAGCTTGGTCGAGAATCTGTGACGCAGCATATACAGATGGAAGTCAATGCCTAGACGCTTTGTAACAGTGTTTACGTGTTGGCTTATTTTTTTGGTTGTAAGAAGGTTCCCTTGATAGTCTGTAAATAAGAACTGCTCTCCATGTGACATTTCCAAGAGACTTGCTATTGTCAGATGACAGTTCGTTGTCATTGGAACGTCTCTCACACTTGATTCTGTTTTCGTTTTTCCAAGTGTGTACTCCTCTGTGTTTGAACTTCTTATGGAACGTCTTACTTTTATCACTCCATGTGTCAAGTCAATGTTTTCTCTTTGGAGTGCTGAAACCTCGGAAGGTCTCAATCCAGTCTCCATCATAAGAATCATGAAGTGAGCAATGACTTTGTTGTTGTATGAATCAGATTCATTTCTTCCGGTTGTAAGGAAGTAGTCTATTATCTTCTTTACATCTTCGTCAGAGACAGACTGGTTCCGTTTGTCTACTGCAAGCTGAGACTCTGGAATCACAACTTGGTCCATTGGATTGACTGTGATTAACCCTAGAAGTCTAGCAGTTTTGATAATCTTCTTCCACACAGTCGCTACTCTGTTGATACAGTTGTCTGAGCAGTCGTATATCATGTTGTTTAAACTTGACTGTATGTCAAGTGCAGTAATCTCACAGATATCACATTTTCCATAATAAGGCTGAATGTGCTTCTTGTAGTAGCTTCTTATCTGTGACTGGTTTCCAAGTGTTACCTTATTAATCCTTATATGGTCCTCGATGATTGTATCAAGGTCTCTCTTTGTTCCAGTTGGTAGTCCGTGCAGAAGCAACTCGGCTCTCTTTAGGTCTCGCCACTCACATGCTGCATCTAGACAAGCAGATGGAGTAGGGTAGTCAGAGACACTGAATGTCTTTGTTATCTGTCTGTTGGTATTGTTGGCTTTGTAGGTAAATTTGACCGTGATATAAGTATGATTGTTTTTCTCGGTCACGACTATGTATTTTTCTTTGCGTAATTTCATTTTATTGTCCTCTAATCACTTTTAAGCATTTCTTTGATAGCTCGCTGAATATGCGGTGGTGCTCGATAATAAGCCTTTAGCAGTTCCATATCTTCTAGAGTTATTTCTTCCTTATCTATTTGACCAAATAACAGATAAGAAATTGAAACATCGAAGATATCAGCTAATAGAGATATTTGTTGAGTTGAAATATCTTGCTTGCCAAGTTCAATTTTCGAAATACTATCTCTATTCTTTAAACCCATTGCACTCGCTAACTGTTCTTGCGTCATTCCTTTTCTGACTCTTAGAAACCTTATTCTCTTTGACAAATCGTTTCCTTGCTCTTTCATATGTTCACCTCCTTTCCAACTATATGATACACTGCATCGAACAAAAAAGCGATAAAAAATCGAATTTATTATAGACAGTCAATGAAAATGGTGGTAATATCTTCTTGTCGAAAGAAAATCGACAGAAAGGAGATTCAATATGAAACAGAACCTTTTTAGGGCTAAACTCGCAGAAAACGGACTTTCACAGAAAGACGTTGCAAAAGAACTTGGAATGGCGGAAAACACATTAACTCATAAGATTCGTGAGAAAAGTTTTTTTGGTGTGAATGATGTAAAGAAAATGTCGAAATTGCTGAACTTAAATAAAGATGAAATTTTTGATATTTTTTTTACAGATGATGTCAATTAAATATCGACAAGAAAGGAGTCCACAATGCTCACATGGAGTACAAGCGATTTAGCTAGAGAACTACACACAGACAGAAACAAAATCGACAATCTGAGAAATGCTGGGCTTTTACACGCTATCAAGATTGGAAAAGGATTTGTGTTTCCCGAAGAAGAAGTAAAGAGATTCCTTAGAGAAATGTTAGACAAGGATATCTCAAATCAAGAATCAATTGATGAAGTCAGAGAAGAAATGGAGAAGGGATTGAAATGATTAACATAGACAAATTAAACGTACAGATGGTTGGAGATGCAAAGGATATTGTAAAGGAACTTTGCTATGGAATAGTGACAATGAGATTCAGATGCATGAGCGAAGCTAAAAACTATGGAGCAACAGAAGAAGAAATAGACTGTGAGTTTAAGATGATGGTTTTAGGCGGAGTAGCAAATGCACTTTCAGATGATGTAGATGGCTACATTTCAGAAGAAATCGTTGCACAGAAGCTGCATGAAATTGCAGACAGAGCATATGCATATAAGAAAGAGGGACTTAACTGATGGCAGAGACAATGAACATCTATCAGAAGATGCAAGCAGTTAAATGTGAACTGCAAAAGAGTGTTGATTCAAAGAGTGGAAAGAATGATTTTGCTAAATTCAACTATTTGCAGTTGACGGATTTCTTGCCAAAACTGAACGAACTGAATACAAAATATGGCTTATTTACACAGTTTCAAATCATCACATCATACAATCCCGACGGTGTGAAGATTGAAAAGGCAGTGTTAAAAATCGTTGATACAGATGATACATCTAAAGGATTGGTTTATGAGAGTGAAACTGCTGATGCAATTGTCAGAGGTGCAACTGCAATTCAGAATCTAGGCTCACTTCATACATATATGAGACGCTATCTCTACGTAGAAGCATATGACCTCGCAGTAGAGGACGACTTGGATAAAAGAAGTGGAGTGAGCCAAGACAAAAATGGTTCCCTAGTGGCTGACAATGGCAAGCGATTTGCTTCAAAGGCACAGGTCGCAATTCTTAAGAAAGGCGATGCAGAACGTGTTGCTAAAATGATGGAATTTTACAAGGTGCAGAGACTGGAAGATTTGACCGTCGCACAAGCATCACAAGCTATTGAGCAGTTGAAGAAGCCAGTCAAGACAGAGGAAGAATCATGCTAGACATTACAACAAAAGACAATGAAATTGTGCTTGGCGAAAAGGCACAGAAAGCAGTTCAAGAATTAAGAAACCTACAGTTGCAGATTGCAGAAGCAAAGCAGATTGAAGGGGAAATGAAAGAATCACTTCTGAAAGCCATGGAAGAACACGGAATCAAGAAATTCAGCAATGATGTAGTCACATTCACGTATGTTCCCGAAAGCAAGAGAGTTGTAGCAGACACTAAGAAGATGAAGGAAGACAACATCTTTGATGATTATTGCAAGTCGTCAACAGTCAAAGCGTCTGTACGCATCACATACAATGATTGAATTTTTAGAAGAAACTCACACTTATCTTGTGGATGGAGTGATTACACCGAGTGTGACCACTCTAATCCATGAGATATGGATTCCTAGCATGTACAAAGGAATCAATGCTGACACACTGAAACGTGCGGCGAGCTATGGGACTAAGGTACATGAAATGATTGAGAAGTGGAACAAAGGCGAAGAGACAGACGTAGACAGAAAGTCGTTTGAAGGTCTTGCACTGAGAAGGTATCAAAGCCTTGCAGAAGAGCACGTAATAAGGGCAGAAATGCAAGAAATTCCAGTTGCCTATGTAAGAGACGGTAAAGCACTTTATGCGGGCAAATTCGACTTCTATGGGCTTGTAAATGGCAAAAAAACGCTGATGGACTACAAGACTACATCAAAATACTATCCAAAGTATCTAAGTTTGCAGTTGACACTATACAAGATGGCACTTGAACAGACATGTGACGTAAAGGTTGAAAGCCTAGCGTGCATGTTTCTACCAAAGAAATCATACGGGAATCTGTTTGAAGTAGAAGAAGTAAACGGAGAACAGTTGATAAAGGACATATTGACATATGGCACAAAGCATAATGCAGAAGATTGAAGACGGCAAGGAAGTTAGAAAGTGCTACCTCACTGGACGAACAGACAACCTCGATAAACATCATTGTATGAACGGTCCGTTCAGAAAGAAAGCAGAAGCATATGGGCTTTGGATTTTTCTTCAACATGACGTTCACATGAAACTGCATCAGACACCACAAGGGCAGAAGGTCGCTATATGGCTCAAGCAACAAGCACAAGAAGCCTTTGAGCGAAAGTACGGTCATGAAAAGTGGATGAAGGAATTTGGAAGGAACTACTTATGAATCTAGATGGAATCGACTTGATGAACCGTGGAGAAGAACTCACTGAGGAACTTAACACCACGATTGACAATTATGAACAAGCGGGAATCAAACTCGCTGAACTGGATAGAGACTACAAGGTGCTCTATCGAAAGAAAGCATTAGTAGAAATGGCTAGTGGAATGAAGATTACTTTCATCAGCCAGTTTCTAGTAGGAGATGAAGAAATTGCGGAAAAGAGATTTAAGAGGGACTGTGCGGAAACGAAGTACAGAACGCTCGGAGAAAAAATCAACGCACTCAAACTACAGTTGCGACTTAATGACTCTGCAACCGTACGAGAGTGGTCTCGATACGATAGTGATTAGCGGGCGATTGGTAAGTCTGAATGAATATATTTCTGCTGAACGTGGAAATATGTATCACGCTGCATCGCTGAAAAGGCAGTTAGAAGAAAAGACAATTGCAAGTGCAATCATGGCTTGTGACATGGGTAAACTGCACAAGCACACAAATCCGTGTGAACTGTGGGTAACGTTTGTAGAAGCAAACCACAGAAGAGATTTAGACAATATCAGCTTCTGCGTGAAGGGAATCCAAGACGGACTGGTGAAGTGTGGTGTGTTTCCCGATGATTCAACGAAATACATCAACCTACTGCACTATACAGTTGCCTTTGACAAAGAGAATCCAAGAGTGGAAGTAACAATTAGGGAGAACAGAAAATGAATAAATTAATTATCAGTGGTTATTTAGGAAATGACCCAAAAATCTATGTAACACAGAGTGGCAAGAAACAAGCAAAAGTAAGTCTGTCTGTAAAGATTGGCAAGGACTGGAAGTTCGTACCACTCACTGCATGGGACAGAGAGAATGGTGGAAATGCATCATTTGCAGAACAGTATCTGCACAAGAAAGACTATGTAATCATCGAAGCACATGTAGATGCATATGAAACTACAGACGAAAGTGGAAGAAAGAAAAACAACATTGGCTTAGTTGTAGACCACTTTGAAATGACTGGAAATGTCACAAAGGCACAAGCACCTCAGCAGACATTCACAAGAGCAGAAGTTGCAAGCTCAGTACCTACAGATATCACAGAGGACGATTTGCCATTTTAAAGCTGATTTGAGGGGTATTTCTATTCAAATGGTTAATTGTTCATCTGATATGTGAATACCCCCTAAAACGAGCTAAAAAGTGGGTAGAAATGGATATTATGAAGAAAGTTACTCAGAAAGATGAAGTATTGCAGTATTTGCAGTGTCATGAATACATCACAAGTATGATTGCATTCAATAAATTCAGAATCACGAGATTATCAGCAGTCATATTCGACTTGAGAAAACAAGGTCATGACATTCGCATGGAAATGAAGAAAGGAAAGAACTCCTATTACGGAGTGTACAGATTACATGATTAAACAGTATTCAATTAAAGCAGTTAATAGCAATCAAAGAATTTATATCAGCCAGGAAAAAGATGTACTCAATCTTAATATCTTGGAATACAAAGGAATGAGAATCGTAAACAATCGCAGTGTGTCAGTCAGCAGAAAAGAATTGCTAGATGTTCTCATTGCACTAACGGAGAAACAGTCATGACTAGAGAAGAAACAATTGATTTGTTCCGTTGCAGACTGCAGAAGAATCTGTCAAGAATGATTTCATACACACTGGACTCTGTTGATAATTTCGAAGTTCTCGATGACAAGTTTTTCAGAGAATACGAAAGCAATCTAATAGATGATTTCGAAGATGTTCTTTCGGAGTATCAATAATGGCAAAAAGATATTACTGGTTAAAACTTCCTAAAGACTTCTTTGAAGATAAGGCAATCAAAAGATTAAGACAGATTGCGGGCGGAGACACATACACAATCATTTACTTGAAGATGCTTCTCAAGTCTATGGAAGATGATGGAAAACTGTTCTATGAAGGAATAGAAGATACTATCTGCGATGAGATAGCACTAGACATCAACGAAAGTGCAGACGATGTACAAGTCACAATCAGCTACCTTGAAAAGAAAGGCTTACTTATTGTTACAGATTCAGAAGTTGAATTAACACGACTTACTGAAATGGTTGGAAGCGAAAGTGCAGTCACAGAACGTGTTAGAAAGCATAGAGAAACACAAAAATTGTTACAAGGAAACACCATTGAAACAAAATGTAACACAGAGAAAGAGAAAGAGATAGAGAAGAGTAGAGAAGATATAGATACAGATAAAAAGAAGAAAAAGAAGTCAGCTAAAGCAGACTTAGATGGAATGATTGATTCTTTCACTGAAAATGAAGAATTAAAAGATGCATTAAAAGCATTTCTAGACATGCGTAAGTCTATCAAGAAACCAATTCAAACAGAATATGCGTTTAAACTTGCGTTAAACAAGCTGAATAAGCTATCTGACAGAGATTCAGACAGAATCGAGATAGTTAATCAGAGTGTTGAACACAACTGGCAGACATTCTATGCATTGCAGAATAGCTACAGAACAAACGAGGTAGAAATGCCCGACTACATGAAGAAACAAGAGAAAGGAGATATTGTCTCTACACCAGTTAATGAGGAAACGTTAGCTAAAGCCTTAGAACTACAGAGACAATTTAAAGAAAAATGACATACTGGAAACAATTTGCAGAAATGCTAGGACTAGAACTAGAACAAGAGTTCAGTCTTACAAAGTCTAATGGTGAAAAATTAGATATGGCTTCATACAAAATTACAGAAGATGGAATTTATTACCAACCAGCAAAAGGCATTGATTGGTTTGAGGAACCATCGGATACACTCGATTTTCTTTTGAGTGGCGAGTTTGTTGTATTACCTAAACCATGGAAGCCTAAAATTTACGAACAATACTGGTACTGTTCGACAATAACCCAACCCGTTGTAGTTGCAACGACTTGGGGAGGCTTTTCCAACGACTTATGCAAATGGAAGTGTGGAAACTGTTTCAAAACAAAGAAAGAAGCGGAAATTAAAGGTAAGCAAATTATGGAGCAAATCATAAAGGAGTTTGAGGAAAAATGAGTAAGTATACAGAGGCAATGAGCAGTATCATCTACACTATGCACTTCCGTGTAAAGCCTAAATACTTAGGCCATGTTGAAGATGAAAATATGGATCTGATGTATGAACTGGCTGAGAAAGCTTCTCCGATGAAGCCTAAAAATCAAAATATTAATGAAGATGTTAGATATACCAATTGGTATTGTCCTAGATGTGGAGAACATCATCAGAACTTATACCCACTGAATTATTGCAGTCACTGTGGACAAGCAATTGATTGGAGCGATTATAACAATCATAAAATTTGAAGAACTTTGACCCTTGTAAAAAACTACAGATGTATCGAAGGAAACAAGCAATCAAAGATTATTTAAAAAATATTATAAGGAGGCAGAAATGAAAAAAGAAACAAATTTAGAACATTATAAAGATGTTCTGAAAAATATTCCATTTCAAAGAATGACTAATTTAAGAGATCTGACAAGAGAAATAGAAACAAGATGCAATGGACATTATTTGCCTGATTATATTTCTTCTTTAACAAGTGATTTCATAGGGTGGGCAAAGCAACCGTACCGTGAAATCATTGAGCTGACAAAATTTGAATTTGATATGATCCAAACTGCTATGGACATCACTTCGCCATGGTGTAGATTTGAAACAGTAGATTTTTTACAGGATATGAAATGGAAGGGATATTTTGAAAATGTTGACGTTGTGTTACCACTTGATGAAATTCAAAAACGCTGCGAGGTGGTAGAACAATGAAGTATTGGAAACATGTTGCAGAAATGCTTGGTGTAGAGCTGAATCAAGAGTTTCATCTAACAACTGATAATTTACATTTGGTACACATAAATGAATTTAGGTTAACAGAAAATGGGTTGCAAATCAAAAAGGATGGTAAATGGGAACATTCCTCTAAACTTTATTGGATTTTAAATGGAGATTTAGTGGTTCATTCAGATTTTGAAAAACTACGTGAAGATATCGAAAAAGATATGAGAGGTGAATAATGAACAATTCACATGAATTATTAGATGGTGTTAAAGGGATTCTTGTCAAAGATTTCATTCCTAAATACAGCACGATAGAGCTAATTGAAAACAAAGAAACATATCCGTTTGCAAAGCCTATAGGATTGTTTCCTTTAAAAAAGGTGAAAAAAGACTATGGAGACAGAAAGATTCTTTCTGTAATGGATTTCAATGATACGCACACAACATCAATAGCTATAGAGGTACTTAAATAATGATTAGCAGAGCAAAACTAAGAGGGAAAAAACTAGATGAAGATTGCAAGAGAGCCTACACATCTTCTCATGAATATGGGCAAGATGATGATAGAGTTTTCTGCTATGGACTGGTTGACTATTCAACTGATGAAATTATTGAAAAATGCAAAAGCTGTAAAGCATATGTTTTCAATGCAACACCACTGGAGTAAAGAAACATGAATAAATATGAAGAAGCGTTGAACTGGCTGACATGGCGATGCATGGAGCCTAACGATGATTATGAAGGGCTTGTGTATGACCAAGTACCCGACTTTGAAATAGAAGCTAATATAGAGCCTTTAAGAAAGCTAATTGAAAAGACAAAGCCGAAATATGTAGTTGCAAAGATTAGGTTTAGAAAGAACGCACCACATATAGACGCATACTTATGCCCTTCATGTGGAACACACGTAAATAAGTATCAAAAATGTTGTCAAAACTGTATGCAGAGCATCGACTGGGAAAAATCATTTTGGAGATGGGGAAACAAGTTTACTGAATATGAAGATTATCTAAAAGAAGGAGAACAAGATGACTGAAACAAATTTAGAACATTATAAAAAGGAATTGGGAAAAATATTCTATGAAGGATGTTTCAACCCAGCTGCAATGTTCGCTAAAATCAAAACTAATTATGATTCAAATATTCGTTCAAAATATGGGCAAACTTACGCAGATGACATCTTAGAGTGGATGTCTCAGCCATACAAAGAACCTATCTTAGATGAAGTTGAAAGAGAATATCTCAAAGCAGTGATTCGACCTTTTAGAAACAAAATAGATACTATTTCGAAGTTTAACACTTTTGATGATAGACAGTACATCTACATAGGAATGAAAGATAGACGTTGGAGCAATTTACCTTGTTTCCCAAAAGGCACTATGTATAAGGGAATGAAAGATGGAAGACATTACTCATTGGAGGAGTTAGGACTGTAGCATAGCGTGACTAAGAGAGAGGTCGCAACTCTAGGGTGCTAGGCAATTCATCTTGTTAGATGGATTCAAAGGACATAAGTCTATAAAAAGATAAAGGGAGACTACTAGCAAGCAGTCCGAGAGGGCAAAGGACTGTATATTTTTAAGGAGATAACATGAAGCAAATTAAAGATGAAATTGCGTTTGAAATAGTAAGAAATTACGTAAAGGAAAAATATAACTTAGAAAAGGCTTGTGAAGATGCAGAACCATACATCGTATGGAAGTGCAAGACATTACAGAACTGGAAATATCTCATGAGTACAGACCTGCACGATGGCATGTATTACGAACTTACATACAATGGCGATAAAAACGAATGGTATCTAGACGCATACAAGAAACTAGAGAACAGATGCATTAAAGGCACAAAGAATGAAGATAAGTTCACTGCTCTTACACTTGCAGAAGCACAGGTAGAAGCGTGATTCACTGCCTACAGAAGCATGATAATTTTAGATTTTTTAGGGATAGAAATGTATGTTTTATGGAAATTAGTAAGAGTGATAATGGCAAGCCTACTGTTTCTGTCTGTCCTAACAATCACATTTGCCATTATTGGAATAATCGCTACAAGGAGAAAATAGACAATGGAAATTTCGGTATGCTACATAGATGAGAAGTTAGCAATGGAAGCTGCACTGAAAGATGATGCAAAGCTGCCTAATGCAATCAAGAAATGCAATGCTATCTGCATCAGTCTGTGCGAAGATAAGTGCTTGATTGCTTTCAGAAGCGACAAGGAAATGTACAAAGCCATCAGATACATCAATCATGTATATGGAAAAGGCACATGCAAAGAATACGATGAACGATGCGTAATCAGAAACGGATTCTTGGTGAGGGGCATCCCAAGTGAAGCGTGATTTGAAGTACACGGGCGACCCTTGGGAGTCCGTTGCGATGAATGTCATCTATCAAGCAGTGGACGACTACAGTCATGCGTGTGTCGCTTTCATAGATGCACTGGACTATGACAATGGCTTGAGCGAAGAAATGCGAAACAGAGTGCTGGATTCTAGCAAGCAGACAATTGTAGAATGTGTAGACTTCTTTAGAAGCTCAGTAATCTGTGACGTATTGATTCCCGATTCCAGAGTTTTCATAGAAAAGATGGACGAATACATAGACGAGGGCAAGACATTTGACAGAAACTCAATGAGATGGAGATAGATGCCTATAGCCTTGCGTATACGCTTTAAAAATACCGAAAATGATATAATTATTGGAAAGTAGAAAAAGCGTCTAAAACAGGCTAGAAAGGCGGTTAAAATGAACTCAGAAGATTCTAAAAAAGTAAAGTGGTTTAAGAAAGAATTTGAAAGCTATCTGTCACAGTCTCCAATCAGAAAACAGATAGAAACAAAAATAGAACTACTGAAAAGCAAGTTTGATTTGCACTCTAGTCAATGGGGAAGTGTACATTACAGTGGTATAGATAATGACTGTAAACTTGCTGAGTATGTGGCAAAGAAGGAAGAACTGGAAAAAGAACTGGAAGTACTTAACTACCAGTCTGAAAGAGTCCATCGAATTTTAGATAATTTAAAGCCTTGGGAACGCAAGGACTTGGAAAAAATCTTTCTTGGAAGAAAGAAATATTCTGACTTGGCAAAAGAACTAGGCTTTTCTGAGACCAAGGTAAAAGGAATGTTTGACCTTGCAATTCTGCAAGCAGTCAAAAAGTATGAAGATTCTATTTAAATACACAAGATAATACTTAAATAGAAAAAGGACCCTCTAGGTGTAGGGTCCTTTCTTTTTGCACTACAAATCTTTGTTACGGAAGATTTCGGGGTGTTTCCTTGCATACATAGTAAGTTTCTCAACAAACCATGCATGTTTATCTTCAATGGAATCCCACACAAAATTGAGTGGGTCATCCTTACGGAGATAAATAGGAATCTGTCTCAATGTTTTACTGTAGTGCTGAGTCTTTCTAGTTTTTACCGAATTTGAATGTTCCTTTGTCATACGCATCTAAACACTGTCTGAGAAATTCTATCTTGTTAGGAATCCTCTGATATATTTTAATATATTTCTCATCTTCATGCGTGCGTAGTCTAAAGGCAATACAACGAGTACGCTGATTTCGATACTTGCGATTGTATTCTTCCTTGTTGGTCATCCATCTAGATTTCTTCTTGGGTTCTCCAAGAATTTCTATTTCATCACTCATTCTTGTGCTCTTCCTCATATCTGTCTAGACATTCTCTCATAAATTCAGCCTTGTTAGGAATAGATTTCCATATATTTGGATATTTACTATCTTTATCAACATCAAAAGCTAGTTTTGTCTTTTTTAGTTTTTTTACTTCTTTACTATACTTTCTTTCTCGTTCTCTTTTCTTTTCTAGCCCTTCTTCTGTATATCTGTCTTTCCAGTCTGCCATATTAGGCTCCTCTCTACTACTGTATTCTAACATGGTTATCAAATAATTTGTCAATTTCATCAAAGCATTGTTTGATTAAACGAAAACGATTAGTGCCTTTATAGTAAAAGGGTGGGTTAGTTAAAATTCTAATGGCGGTCATGACTTTCAATTTACGTCTGACTCTCTTTTTGCTTCTTTCATACTGTTCTTCTGTAATCATTCTTCCTCCAGTTTTTCCTTTAAGCTATACATTTGCATATATAAGTATCCGTAAATGTTCTTTATAGTTTGAGCATCATAAAGCAATGTCCTCAAGTCTGTTGGTGCTCCACTTTTTCCGTTGGTTTCATACCACATTGTTGCATGTTCGTCTACATCAAAGTACTTGAAATTTGCCATTACTTCATCAAAGATATCATCAAAAGTGTAATCTTCTTTATACACTTCAAAGCCAATATCTTCCCCACATGGCGAATGTGCTTCAAAGTTTACATAATCTTTGTAAAAAGTTGTTACAAAATCGGCACTTATTGCTGCAGCATAGATTCTATTTTCTAGTTCTTTATTCATAATCATCTTCTCCTCTATCAATATATAGAATGTTTACTTTGTCTGTTTCTTCTTTAAGCACCAACTTCTCAAGAATCAAATTTCTGATTTCCTCATTAGATTTGCACTTAGATGAATCAACATTAATGTACTTGTTTACCGTGTACACAACTCTAAAAGTCATAAAATGGTTCTCCTTTCTCATCATCTATATAGAAAACTTCTAATGGGATTGCTTTCATACTATCAAGAATCAAATCAACAATCTCATCATCTGTTTTACAGTTTTCTGTATCAACTGTAACGTATTCATCTGTACTGTATACTACTCTAAATGTCCGTTTCATACTTATCCCTCCCACAATTCATCGTCTGTATGCTCATTGGCTATGCAAGTTATATCCTCGGCATAGTTACAAATCTGTTCTAGTACTTTGTCCTTGATATCTTCTTTGCTCATTGAACTATCCACGTCTACTTCAATAATTTGATGACCTATAAACTGTACTAGATATTTTTGCTTTCCTTCCTCGATGTGAATAAAATCTTCTAAAGCCTCTTTGCAACGAATTGCTATAAGGTTACAATCACTAGCCATGTAAAACCAATACTTTATAGTAGGGGAACTGTCTACAGTTCTCATAATATCCATTGAAACTGACCAATTTTCAAGAGATATATTATTTAAAAGTTCTTGTTTTAATGTATCTCTGTCTTTAAAACAGTCTGATTGTTTACAACAGTAATTCCATACTTCTTCAAAACTCATTTCATTAAATTCTTTTCTTGTAATCATAATTTTCTCCTATCTCAATTTCCATTCTCCAACTTTGTTACCATTTACATCGAAACAGTTACCTTCTTTGTAGCCAGTCTCTAGCTTATCGATAATCTCTTTCGGAATCTCAATAGACTGCCATTCAAGTCCACCTCCACAATTCTCATCAAATGCAGCATTTGTAGTATCAAACTTAATTCTCATCATATTCATTGCCTCCTATCTGTATGGATATCTGACAATTGTCTTGTTATTCTTCTCGGAAACAAAAACGACGGAATTGATTTGTATCGTTCCGTCGTAATTGTCTACATAAAAGTGATGTGGCTTTTCATCAAATATTGTGATTTGTTTTGTCTCTAATTTTCCGTTTTTGTAATCATCTTCAAACGCTCGTGTTACATTGTGCCTTATCAAGTGAGTCTTGTTACTGTAATTGATAATCGCATAAGCACCTTTTCCATTAAACAGTTCTCTCATTCAATCCCCCAATCTTCATCTAATCCAGTTTCCAATGCTTTTTTTACTAGCTTGTATACCTTGGCTCGTGGCATTTTGTCTTCCCATCTTACATCTTCTAGATAGCCTTTTGTCAGCTTGACAAGCTGAACTGTAAGTTCATTGTGTTCAACCCCCAAATATGATTCATAATAGATCCTGAGAAAGTACTCACCATCAGTCAAGAATGCATACGCTGAGACTGTGGAATATAACTTATCCATCTTCTTAATTGCTTCCTTAACTATTGGAAAATCTTCTTCTTCAACATATTTCTCTGCACTAATTGTTTGGCAGTGGTTGAAAATATCTTTAATATCGTATCTAACTGTTAATTTCATAATTTTATATTCCTTTCTGTAGAGCAGAAAAAAGGGGAACTTTGCATTCCCCTAGATATTAATAACAATAGCGTTTTCCTCAGGGTTTATAGAAGCAACCTCAAGGACTGTCAAGTTCCATGGAATATCATTCACATCTCCCTTGAACACTGTTTTTCCTTCCTCAAGCATGTAAATCTCTACTTGTGAATCATCCATAATGTAGCCCATCAAATCATAAACTGTCATATTATTCTCCTTTTATTTTTAATTGATTATAAAATGATTTTTCATCATTTGTTACCGAAAACTCTGGAAATGCAACATTGTACACCCATCTGTAAACCGCTCTGTCATAGTTGTATATCAGCCAGTCAAGCAGGTCTGAAATTTTATCAGAACTTACCATACGATACCCATCAAAAACGAAATAGTTATCAATCTCTTCAAAATCATTGTAATCAATTCTGAATACTTGAATAGGGGAAAGTCCAAAGGCATATATTGTATCGTCAAACTCTTTCATCTTTTTAATGCTCAATAGAGCACCATAGCCAAGTCCTTTGTTCCATTCTTCTCTGAATGTCAAAGGGTCATTGTCAGCAATTTTCTTTAATGCTTCATAAGTTTTCTGTACTTCATAAGTTTTCTGTACGTCTGTCATAATTACCTCCAATAATCGAATCCCCAACCGTCGGCAGTAGGACACTTCTGCCTCAGCAGTCTTACTAGCATATCTTCTTTAATGTTCTGTAGTGTGCGATACAAGTCTGATTCAAAATAGTTCTCAGTTTCACATGCTTGATAATTGTATTCTTGAATAGCACTGTATACATCAGCTTGGTATGTTCCATTCTTGAGTGATTCTTGAAGTGCATCTTCACTGTATTCATAAGTAGGTGCTTTACGATTCTCATCGTATCTGCAATTCACACTGTCATAGTTAGCATCAAGCAATGACTGACCGATAGCATTACGCATTTCGTTTACATCGAATAGGATACCACCGTACCCATTGTAGGAATAATTCTCAGCCTTGTAATCATTGTGGTCAAAAATCCAGCTGACCATCAAATCAATAACTTTCTTGTCTACTACATAGCAACTCATTTTTCTTTTCTCCTTTAGCTAATTTCAGCTTACATATATAAACAGTTTTTGAATGGAACTGTATAACCATCAGTGTAGGCCAACACCACTGCGTTTAACCCATTTACCTTTTCGGCTTTCTTCCACAAGCTCGACCCATCTGCAAGCTACGATGTAACTTGAAAATGCTTTTGCTTTCTGCATGTCGTCCCACTCTACATATCCAGTGTATAGGCGAGGGGAACACTCAATTACATCTTCATAGCATGTTTCATAGTCGTTGTAGTCAAATGGATTCTTTTTCAGTGCTTCGATACAGTCAAACTTACTACGCAACTCATCATAGTCATTAATCATTGCCTTAAAGTCATATTCACGTTCAATGACTGCATACTCTTCTACAATAACGTTCTTACCCGAATACCTCATATGTGTGCGATACGGTTTGAATCTTCTTTCAGCAAGTCGTCTTGAATCATATACATCAATGACTTCTTCTTCACGATTGTGTGCATTGAAACACCCACCGACTGTGAATGCTTCTTCATCTAATCTGTAAAACTCATGTACTACTCTTGAAATAAAATATAATTTAGCCATATCTTCCTCCTATGCTATTACTAAAAACCACCAGTCAACGAAACCAATAAAGGCAAGAATTGCGATGATACTTACAATACTTGCGAGCAGAAAAACCTTGATGCAAAATCTCAGCGTGTCCATGTTCCCTCCAATCTTCTCAGCAGTGCGATACTTTCATGAGCATTGTTTGTACAGCCATATACACTTTCTTCACTGTAAATGTTGTATAGCCATTCACAAATTCCATGAAATTCCTTGTCATTAAGCAGTTGAGCAACTGTATCATTGATAACTTCAACTGTTATTTCACTTGTGTTATGTGTATCCATGAACTCATAAGTGTCATAGTCTCTAGCAAACTGTAGTAAATCAGTAGCTAACTTATATACGTTTTCCATATCTTCCTCCATTCAAAAAGCCTAACTCTGTTGTTAGGCTTCATTGTGTCTAATAGGGCATAAGATTGCATAGTTCTTGAGGTCTGTACTTCTAAACATGATAGGCTTGTAGTTTTCCTTTGGTACATTGATAACAATATCCTTGTATTTGTAGTCCATACATTCAAGCACTGTCAGCAGTCTTTTAGCATCTACATAACTATTGAATAATTTGTATGTACCAACATTGATATCATCTTTGAATGATTTTTTAGCTTGTGCCTTAAGCTCTTCAATGTCGATTTGTGATACTCCAGTAATATCGCTTGGAAGTGCCTTGCAGATGTTTAGCATATACTCAATGTTTGGCTTGTTTTCATCTTTTGACAGTGGTTCAAATCCGTCAATGTTGTTTTGCGTCATAAAAACCATGTAACTGTCTGTAACTGCGTTGTATTTCTTGTCATTCCATGTACATTCGTACTGTTTTGATAGCACGTTTCTTCCGGTTTTCTTTGCATTTCTTGTACAGTATGTATGCATTTTCTTGATTCCACGTTTCTGTTCTCTTGAGACTTCATCAAAAAGGCTCTGCTTTTGAACCTTGCGAGCCTTTTTTGTTGTCTTTTCTGTTGGTTTAGGTGCTGGAAGTGCCTTGACTTCTGTATATGGAAGTTCCTCAGTGGAATCCAAACCCTCAGTAATGCACTTCACAGCCTTGTCAGCCATTGAGTATGCCATCATAATCCAGTATGGTTTTTCCTTGAATGTACTACACCAACCTTGTAGGTATGCAGTACTGTTTTCCTCAGCTTGTACAGTTTCGATACCACATAGACCTCTTAGAATCCATGCACCAATTTCAGCAACTAATTCTTCAAAACTGTAGTCTTTGCTTTTCTTGTCTCCGTCCATCTTTCTACCGAGTTCGATACCAGTACTATGTACCATTTCATGGAATACTGTAGAGTAGTAAAGAGTAGAATCCTTGAATCTGTTGTCATTTGGGATGTTCACTGTCATATCTGATGGACTAAAGAACGCTTTATTCAAGTTAGCATTTCTAATAAGTGTTACACCATGACGGTTGAAGTAGTTAGAAATCAACTGTTCAGCGTTGTAGTTATACAATGGTTCCTTGCTTTCTCCATCTACTAAAGGGTTTCCGTCCTTGTCCTGTAGGAATCCAATCGACCATTCACTAAAGAATCTTGTACCCCAATAGTCTCTTGTAAGTGGTTCGCCCTCAGCGTTGAGTTGTGGTTTTCCGTCCTTGTCTAGAACTTCTTTTTCAGTCAGCCATCTCATGAATACTGGTTCAGCTAGACCCTTTACACCTTCATACTCAGGCTTGAACTGATAGCCCTTTTTCTTGATTTCATTGAAAGATACATAACCACCCTCATGGTTCAGCAAGAAAGCATTAACTAGACAGAATGGCTTCTTACTTGCGTAAGAATAGGCGTTGATACGTCTATCCCATGGTTTCTGCCATGGTAAAGTGTTAGTTTCTGTCACTTTTGCGATGATTTTCTCAGCGAGAATCTTGTCGGCTCCGTTGCCTTTGAATGTTTTAGTAGTTGTCATTTTTTCTTCCTCCTCGTGCTCTTTGCACATACATAATGACTCGTATCATGTACTCTGCATTTCTAAAACGGACTTGTAACCGTCTATGGTTGCATTACATAAGAGGGGATAAACCCCTCGTGTCAGATGCTCTTCAAGATGTCTTGAATCATGGCTATACCACTGTCACATTCAACATTGATGTATCTATGAGATATGTCGTTGTATGTGACTGTTACAGTCTCAGCGGCTGCATCATAGTCGATAGACTGGATATCTTCATAACGACGTGTTAACTGGAGAGTAGTTAAAAGAGCATCACAGATAGCTTGTTTGTTTTCCATGTTGTTAGTCCTCACTTCCTAAGCATGATACATAGCTATAGTAAAAACTTTGAGCGTTAGGCTCACCAACTGCATCTAGATAGATAAGAGTATCAATGACTTCACTTGAATTTGTGTAACAGTCAATAAGTGCTTCATCTTCATTTGTGTAAGCGTGTCTAAGGAATAGATAATGTGCGAGTGATTCAAATACTTCATTTTTAGCGATAGTTTTCATTGTGTTTTTCATGTGTTTTGTCCTCCTAACAATGATTATTACTATTTGGCGACTATCGAAAGTAGTTAGCTTTCTTCGGTCATAAGAAGGGGCATTTTTGGTAAGTTTGCCCCAAAACTTCCGTAACAATAAATTGATTCAAAATGTGTTTACACCTTGCATTCTCGAACGCTCCAACGAACGTATAACAATATCTCACGACGTGATTACACGTGCCCCATCATGGCATTGTTGAGTGTCAAGGGTAGTATTTGTTCTTAACCTGGCTAGAGGGCTTTCTCTAAAAAGATACGTAACCTCTCAAGACTTCCACGCTCGATGGCATTTACATATACATATATAGGTATCTAAAGGCATATATATTTACTATATGTATAGCCATCATCACGGCGCTGCTTGTGATAAACGATGTACACCACTACATCTCAAACCCGAACTGTATTCACTTTTCAAAGAACTTAACCGTTTTCACTTTCAAGTAAATTCACTAGCTGATAGCCCCGTAACGGTGCCTTAACTGGCTATGTCCAATAGTCATTACTAGCGGTTAACTATATTGATATATATAGATTTTAAAGAACAGTAACCCCTATTAGGGGGTGGGCTTTAATGCCCTTTGTCAATGGCTTACGTCCTTGACAACTACTAATATACTCTTTTCAAGACGTACGTCAACACTTTTATTTCTTTTCGGAACAATTTAAATTTGTTTCGGAACAAGAATATCAGCATAAATAAGCAAAAAAAAC